AAGCCGCCATATTTCAGGCGGCTTTCTTATATGTGGTTTACGTATTAAACAACAGGGCGACCAGCACCACGACCATTACCAAGACGCTGGAAGTTAGTGCCATTGTTCACAGGCATAAAGTAGTTCACAGCGAAAGTAACAGGGAAACGGGCAATCTGGTTGTTGTTTTCATAAGAAAGCGCAATTTCACCAACACTTGAAGGGAAGATTTGGCGCATTTCATAAGTACGCAGCAGGTTGCCTTCGCGGTCAAAGCATTCAACCATGCCGTTCAGGTAGTAAGTCAAAGGCTTACGATAGTTATTCAAAGCCAAGTTCGTTTCAAAGCCAAGAATGTTATCGTGCCAGTTTTCAAGGAAGGTACGAATACCAGCAACACCATTACTGCCAGAACCACCATCACCATCATCATAGACTTCAATAGTCCAGTCATCAAAGGTTTTATCACCAGCAAATTTGACTTCACGTCCAAAGTAGAAGGTGGAAGCAATACCGATAGTAGATTGTGGAAGCTGGGCGGAAACAGCTAGGAACTGGAATTGTTCTTTAGCGCGGGAGGCAAGTGATGGGTCAATGCCTTCCAAATCGCCAGTAAGGGTAACGCGGTAACGGTTAGGACGATAACCGCCATTCGCCATGTGGGCTATGTACGCTTGGGCATCAGCGGGATGTACTGCCATAATTAAGTTTTCTCCAATTAGCTAATTGTCAAAAGGTTTGGCTTTATTTTAATAATCTGATAAATAACAACAATTTAGCGCCCATTTGGCGTCCCATCAAAATTTAATAAGGAAAAACAATGAGTTACTCATATCTTATTGAAAACGCGCCAGATGCCCGCGTTACAGAAAGTTTAGAAGGCAAACAAGAAAAAGCCTATTACATTGAAGGCATCTTTGCTCAAGCTGATGTTCTAAATGGCAACAGAAGAATATATCCGCGTAAGGTTCTAACAGAAGCAATTAAGCCCCTGAATGAAATGATTGCCCATTCAAGACTTCTAGGCGAACTGGAACATCCGAAAGTCAATGCTTCTGATATTAACCCGGATAGAAGCTGTATCAAGATTCTTAGCTTGCATGAAGATGGTAATAACATCATGGGTAAAGCAAAAGTCATGAAAAGCCTGCCCTGTGGTGCTATTGTTTATGGTTTGTTATCAGAAGGTGTAACTGTTGGCGTTTCTACAAGAGGCTTTGGTGAAACAGAACTGCGTGAAGGTAAAACTTATGTGAAAGACCTAGTTCTAAAAACAGTTGATGTTGTCATGAATCCTTCAGCGCCAGATGCCTTTATGACTGCCATTATGGAAAGTAAAGAATGGGTTTTTGAAAACGGTGTTCTTATTGAACGCGAAAAAGAAATGAAGAAAATGATTAACGAAGAAGCTGGTAAGAAGTCAAAAGCAGACTATACGAGAATCTTCAGACAAATCATTGAATTGGCAACTAAAGCTAAATAAAGTCAAGAATTCTTAATTTATTGTCTGGACTATTAAACGATGGCAAGCTCAACTGCTTCTAATTATCTAAACACAAAACAAATGGACTTTCTTTTGAAAGGCACGGCTTGGACTGCACCAACTACCATTTACGTTGCGCTCTTTACAACTGTTCCAAACCTTGATGGCACTGGTGGGGTTGAAGTAAGTTCAACTGGCACTGCTTACAAGAGAATTGGCATTGCGCAAGGCACTGGCTGGACAAATGCTGTTGGCGCTAACCTTACCTATTCAAACGTTGATATTCTTTCTTTTGAAACGCCTACTGCAAACTGGGGAACTATTCGCGGCATTGGTTTGTTTGATGCTGAAACGGATGGCAACCTGCTCTATACAGGCTACTTGGTAACGCCGAAAACAGTAAGTGGCACGGATAACGCCCCGCGTATTCTTGCTAACCAGTTACGTATTAGCCGCGCTACCTGTTAATAATCACTTTACAGAAACGAAGAAGCCGCCTGAAATATGGCGGCTTTTCTTATATGGGGCTTTCTAGTGTTGTTTGAGCAGTGAAGTGGCAACAATCCAGCTTTTCACTTTAGCTGAACGAACAATGTCCTCAACGCCAAAATTATGAACAGAAAAGGCTTCTAGGTTAGAAGCAACAGAAACCAAGTGATTAAAACCGCTGCCTTCTTTTCCTACGCCACTATCCATTTGCAGGGCATCGCCAACAAAAATGACTTGAGTGTTTTCACCTGTTCTTGTATAAATTGTGTCAATTTCATGGAAAGTATAATTTTGGCATTCATCAACAATCACGATGGCATTGTCAAAAGTTAGCCCCCGCAAATAAGAAGAAGAAAGAAACTCAATCATTCCTTTCTTCTTTAACACTTCGTAGCCATCGCCGCGTTGCAGTAAATCATTCACAATGTTTATATAGGGCGTTTCAAATATAGCCATCTTTTCTTCTTCAGTGCCGGGCAAGAAACCAACATCTCTTGTTGCAACAGCAGACCTTATAATAATGATTTTCTCAACTTCCCTTTGCTTCAGTTTCCTTAGTGCGTAGCCTAGTGAAATGAATGTTTTGGCACTTCCTGCATACCCGTAACAAATCGAATCATAGCCTTCAATCAATGACCTGTAGAAAGATTTATGGTTGTCGGTTTTAAGGGTCAAGTGCTCATCGAAGTGATGGAAGATTGAATCTGAGGAAGAACCCGAATGATGACTTTTAGCCATAATGACAAATTGCCTTTACTAAAGTTAATGAAAGTATAAGCCTTTGAAAAGACTTCATATCACTATTTCGGGCATTTAAAAAGCCACCATGAAGGCGGCTTTTGTCTGTTTCAAAGGGCTTTACTTACATATCCACTTCGCTTCTAAAGCCAATGAATGATGGGAAGCGGGGCTTTTCCTTAACACCAACTTTCTGATAGCGGTATTTGATTGTTTTGCCAATCAATTCTTCTTTGTTATCCCAGAAGTATTGGCGCTGTTCATCAGTAAATCCAGTTCCCACTTCAAACTCAACGCCTTCAGTGTTCTTAACCAGAATAGAACCCATCGTGCCAGCTTGAACCATGCCTTCTTTCTTAAGGCTTCTTGCTGTAGCGCCAAGTTCATTGGTAAAGGCTTCATTCTGATTGCTCATTTTCTCTGTAACAGCAAGAATAACAGCTTCATCATCAGTAAAGCGTTTGAACTTTAACAAACCGCCTTCTTTCAATGTTGACCGTCCAAACTTATATGGCTTATCCATCTTCCGAAGCATGATGCCTTCATAGCCTTCCTGTTCAACAGCAATGGTTTCAAACTGAAGAATGTTATCAATATCATGCCCCATGAAAGATTCTACGACATGAATATTAGCAGGCAAATGGGCATTGATAATATGGCGATAGCGGTCTTCATAGTCAGATTCACCTTGGTCATAAAGGTCAAAAACGTAGTAGTGAACAGCGGGCTCGCCATCATGGCTCATGACACCACTAACAGTTTTGTTATAAACATCATGGGCATTAGGTTCACCAATAATCAGTTCGCCATCAAAGCCATTGAATTCTTCCTTACCAAACAACGCCTGAACGTGTTTGTTGGGAATCAGTTTTAATGTACGGGAATAGACTTTGCCGTCAATAATCAGGGCGCGAACTCCATCAAGTTTACGTGAACAAAGATAAGGGTAATCTTTCAGTTCGCCTAAATTCTTGACAGTTCCAGCCAACATGGGCTTGATGGAAGGTTTTTCAGTTTTAGCCATTTTCGTAGTTCTCCTTTTGTTTGTGAAAGATGGGGCAATTTTAAAGCCCTCTGATGAGGGCTGTGGTTAAAAGTTCGTAAAGACTTCATCGCCATGTATGTTCTAGTTCACGTTCAAGCAGTTTCAAGTTCCAATCGGCATCATTGAGGCTAAGAATAAATGGCGATAAGAAGTAGAAGGGTTTGCCCATGTTGAAGATAACGTTGTCATTCTTCCAGTGCATTTCTTCAAGCCCGTCAAGCACTTCTTTTTCAATCGTGAAGAACTTGACAATGCCCGGCACTTGATAGGGCATACCTAGATTGTTATTGTCATTAGCTTGAATAGGAATCGCTTGAAACCATGCTTCAGCCCATGTAGTTTTACTGTCTTGGTAATAGGGCATGTTGTTGAAGGAAGAAGCACATTTATGAACCAAGAAAGAATCTGCTAGATTTTTAGTTCTTTTAACGGGCATGTAACTTGTGTTTTTCAGCCATGAAGCCAAGTAACTATCATTATTAGCTGAAGCCTCATTATTGACATACCATTCTTTCAGAAAGAAGAAAATGTCCTTGTTGTATGAAGAAGTATTGGTAACGTTAAAGCTAATACTGGTTTTGTTTATAGCATACAAAGAAAAGTACAGGTTGGTGCTTGAGAAAGCATGAAAACCAACAGGCGCGCCAATTATCAATGTTCCTTCTGCGGTTGATTGATTCGTAAAGCCAGCTTCTTCATACGTGCCATTGCCAATATCCAGTCCCAGAACATTCAATGACAAATTCTTATTGTCAGTAGCGGGATAAGCTGCGGATGCTTTAATGCCAAGTGGCGGAATACTGACATTAGCGCCAACAATATTGGCGTTTACCGTATCTTTGAACAGCAGTTCCCTATAGGATTTATGGGCAATAAAATTAACTTCAGTATTTGATGGCACTTTTGCAATTCTGAAGAAGTAAGTATCGCCGCCTTTCTTGAACTGAACCACACAAGCGGGAAAAAGCACGTCTTCAATACTTGCGTTGAAGGTCATTTTAAGGATTCTATCCGCCTCAATGTATTCAACGTTTGTTACTTTCTGTTGTAAAGGATAACCATCATGAAAGTAAACCTTGCCGACTTTATTACAAAGCACATAGTTGGTTTGCGAAAGCTCTGAAGCTATCTTCTTAGTCAGTTTCTTAGGAAGAACCTGAACAGTTACATTATCGCCAAAAGCCATCTTTAATTACTCCTCCTCACATCTAATAAAGTAAGTGTTTGCATAAGTACCAACAGCTTTCGTGTGATACCACTTCTTGCCATCAATTTCATACATTTTTCCAATAAAGTCTGCTTTGTTATTGATATTACTTGTTTTATCTTTATACCAGTTACAAGGCGTGAAGAATGGCATTACTTCAGTTTCCATTTTGTCTTTGACCATTATCGGATAGCTTTTGAAAACAGTTGCATCAGGGCTTTCTGGATTTGGAACAGCAATAGTATTGTTTGTGTTTGTAAAGCAAGGATAGTAGAGCGGATAAGTTGCTGTTTTAATAAGGTTTGCTCTCTTATCGTAGTGAACCCTGTTTACAAATGAGTTATGGTCTGAATATGTAATGTATTCGCCACTTAGTTGACCTTGCGGGTCTTGCATATTGTTGATAATCTCAAAAACAGAGTTTTCGCCATCATCTTTCACTTTAAGAATACAGAAGAAAGCATAATTTCTTGGCGAAACACTTGATTTAGATTTGTTATCAAATGTTTCCAGAGTGTAAACAAATGTCTTATAGCCATCTAGCTCGCCACCAAGCCATGAAGCAAAGCATTGGGAAACAGTTTTCCTAATGTACTTAAAAGAATTTTGTGATTGGTACTGCTTCCAAAACTCAACGCCGTTTACTGTAGCAACAAAAGTAGAGGTTTCGGAACTAATCTTTAGCACCAAATTAACACCAAGAATATCGCTTATTTGCTTAGACCAGCCAAAGATATATGAGTAATAAGACCTTGTAAATGTTCCAGTTTTAGACAAATCATAAGACCTGTTTTCAAACTTCACTGTACAGGTAAAATCATAAAGAACAGAGTAAATGCCATCAGCAAAAGACAACTGGTAATACGGTCTAAAGGAAATATTGCCGTTTAAAGCATCTTGCGTTTCAATTTCAACTTCAACACTTTTGCCTTTCTCAAAAGTAATCTCAAATTCTTCACCAGCAACAAGTTCTGTTCTTGAAGATTCCGGTGTTACCTTAACACTAGTAATCTTAGTGCTTACACTTAAACCTATATCACTTTTTCTAAGAATAGTTTTGAAGGAATCAGCGCCAAGCCGTGTGTAGTAAGCGTCAGAAGGCGTGTAAACAAAAGTGAACTTGTTGGCGCTAACGCCGTTTGGAATACTGATGTTTTGATAAATCTGGCATTTGTTGTTAGTTTCTCCTATAAAGAAATCTTCAGCCGAGAAAACACCTAGCTTATCACTTTGTGTTTTCATATGCAAAAGCCATAGGTTCAATGTTTCTGGGTCATTTTCATTTATAGGCGGATGGTCAATAATAACGTGTTCTAACATAAACAATCTTTCCTTTCTTTAATCTTCTTTTCTCTTTGGACAAGTTTGGTAATCACGGAAAATTTCATCAGTTGGCATGTAGTGATAAGGTGGTGTGTAAGTATTGTTTTCATTGCTTTTCCAACCAAAGAGAATACTTACATAAATGTAATTCTTCGTATTGACATTAACAACTTTGCAAGTTTCAGTACCATTCAAAGTTTGCTGTTCCGTGCCTGTATAAAGTGGTATGAAGAAATCCGGCGCAATAATAACCCATAAATTAACAATAGAAGATTGCATCAGGAAATTCTTACTAACGGCATTTCGAGAATAACTTTCAACACTAATACTGCGAACAAAGTAATCAACACTTGCTTTGACAACATTGAAGCCATGCGTGTAATCCATAATCTTGTTGTCGGTATAGCTTTCAACCATAGCTGAACCGTTGTAATCAGGTGTAGTGTAAGTAGGATCTATCTGATAGTCAATAGCTAAACAAGTAGTGCCATATTGTATATAGTAGGGCGCTTGTAGAAAGAATCGCATTCTTTGTGTGTTACAGTCTTTCATGTAACCGCAACCCATAAACTGCGTGCCGTAAGTATTACCAAATCTATAGTTGCATGGCATTACTAATTGGAAATACTGGTCATCGCCAAACAAATGCCAGTGCCAGACTTGCGCAGTCTTCCCTCCTTCAGAACCAATAACAGTATTGGGAATAACTCTACGGAAAAAGCCCTTAACTCGGTTTAAACGAGGTGAATCGTATTGATAAGGCTCTTTTGGCACGATTTCAAAGTCATCAATGTTCTGCTGAAGGCTTTTACTCTTGTCATAGTTCCAAAGCACATAACAAACCAGAACACTTTGATTTCTGCTTCCTAACTGGTCTAAAGTATGCGCACTATTCATATAACCTGTATAGTTAGCAACATTACGGTCAGTAGGACAATCCAGTTTGTTAATAATAGCAACAGGAATCTTGTTCTTCATCCAAATGATGTTTTCAAAATCATTAGCAGGCAAATTACGGTTAATAATACGAAACACCAGAGCATGAACGCCATTCTTGTAAGAGTTATTGGGGCGTATTGCAAAGCCATCATCCACACCATCAATCTTTTCATTAACAGGTGTTAAGAGTTCCCATCCAAGCCCCGCTCGGATAAAAGAACCCCGCTTTTGGTTCTGAATGTCATGTTTACTCTCAAGAACAAAATCCAAATCCCATGTTTTACAAACCAGATTGTTGCCGTTCTTCTTCCAAACCCTAAGTTTCAGGTCTTCATCGTAAACACCCTGAAGCCAAATACAACAGTTAGTAAGAACATCAGGACTTCCAGAATAAGTAATCTTGATTTCCTGCTTGGATAAATCAGTTGTAATGTTCTCAATAATGCCTACTTTCTTACCATTACCACAAATCCATTCCTTAATTACCTTTTCAGTAGTCATTAAAGAAGCTGAATCAGTAGTATCAAACTGGTAAGTAGTAAGGTCAGATGAAGTTTTCAGAAGGCTGGAAAAGAACTGCCCTCTTGAACGTGTGTATTGTTTAGCCATAATTACTGCTCCTCACGGCTGAATGTAAATGTGCCATCGTTTTCTTTCTTCACTTTTAAAAACTCCCTATTCTTCACGGTTTCAGGTTTTGTGTAGTATTTGACTTGCTTATTCCAGCGGTGCAAATCATCACCAGCACGAACCGCATAATCAGTATCTTCATCAAACAAAATGAACTCATAAAAACCTAATGAATCTGTGAAGCCATATTTCAAGATTCTATCTTCAGCTAAGTCTTTTGTAAGTTCAATTCTAATACCTTCTAATCCTTTTCCTCTGGCATCGAATACAGTTCCGTAAATTCTCTTAAAACTTATTTCACTACCGTCATCTTTATTAGGTGGCGTATCCAATCCTATGAAGTTCACATATTCAGCAGCATAAAAAGAATAGAACTTAAACGGTGAAGGGAAAGTCTTTTCTTTTGGCGTTAAAGGATAAGCGGGTTTAACAATCCGGTTATAAAAATCTTCTTCTTTCTTGTTAGAAGAAATGAAAGTTAAGTCTAAATCTTTATAAGGATTCTTATAAAAGTCATCTTTAGAACTTTTTCTAAAGGTAAGGTCAAATTGAAAGAATGACATTTTGGAAGACGAAAATGAATAATTGGAACTTACTAATTATTTCATGGAAGTCTTTTAGTGGCTTTCAATTTTCTATTCTTAGAAGATGAGAATGGTTGTTAAGTAGATTTATACTATGTTCTTACAGATGGCTTCTAACAGTCAAAATGTTTGTTTTTTTTATCTCATATCGACACAAGTAGCTTCTTAAGAGG